ATATATGATTGATATGTTGCATTTTCCATCCGCTGACGGGCTTCATCAGAAGCCGAAACGGCAGAAACCAGCCCTTGATTAGATAAATCAGAAGCCAACTGATACGCTTCCTGAGCCATTAAGTTGTTTGTTTTATCGGCTGTTGACGTATCATAAGACTTTAAATAAGATAAATAATTCTCTCCGGCAGAGGTATCAACTTTAACATTTGTACCTAAGACCGAACCAATTGCTTTACTCATATTTTTTTCTCCTTTTTTAAAAAATTTAAATTTATTTTTGACACACTTGAAATTTGAATAAAAATTGATTGAACAAATCATTCAGATACATTATTCGTATCTGTTTTGACATTTTTTTATTACTTTAAAATACTTTTTACGCCCCCAAAAACGATAAAACAAGTCTCGGACAACGAACAAAAGCAAAACTTATAGTAAAACTATATATCTGAACTTATAGTAAAACTATATTATACAAATTGATTTTCATTTTTGAGCATTGAAAAAACAAGGCAATCCGTTCCGTCATCTTCAATTTGACGAAATCGTCCCTCCTCTACAAAGCCAAGCCGACGAACCAACGACAATGATTTTTTATTGTCTGCCCGAACAATAATTCCTATTCTGCGAAAATGAAAATCTTCAAACGCAACCCGAAAAATTGTCCGTAAAAAACGCCGTTGACACCAATGTTTATCTACTGTATAAATTGTCCACCAAACATCCCGACCGGCATAGCCATCATGAAACAATAACGACCCGACCAAACGCCCCTGCCAAAAGAATGCTAAAGCCGTCAATATCCGAATTTCAGAAGGCTTTATCCCCAATCCGGCACAAGCCCAAGGAACGGTTAATAAATCTTTATCCCATATCACATCACTCATTCCCGATTGACTGGAAGATAATATATCTGTTTTTATTGACATTTTTATTTCCTTTCTTAAAAAAACAACTCAATTTTATACATAACGACGAATTGAAAATCCTCAAACACATAGTAAAACTATATATCATTGTTTGTCATCGCTATCGTCATCCGGAGTCTCGTATAGAACCGGCACAAACACGCTGCCATTTCGTGACGAGATTTCGGACAAAATGATGCCCCCCCTTTACACTCATCGTCATCTGAACTTGTTTCAGATTCTCGGGACGGTGTGGCACGAATGGTGTGCCATTGTTGTGACAAGACTCCGGACCAAGTCCGGAGTGACGAAAAACATTAAAAATGATTGAAATAACAACAAATATTTACACTTACCGTCATTCTGGATTTAGTCCGGAATCTCGGGTAGAATTGGCACAAACATTCTGCCATTATTGTAACCAAATCCTTGAAATAAATTCAGAGCAATGCGGGATATATAATAAGAAAAACAACAATCAAAACAAAAAGCAATAACCAAGCTTCATCTTTAACATTATTGATGTAAAATACATGCCTGCCCATTTTCATCCCAATGAAAATTTTGAGATAGGCACCAATCTTTGCTAACTATTATATCCGAACAATCATTATCGCAATACTTAATTACCAAACCTGATTGACAATATCCAAAATCCAAACATGTGTCTGATGAATTCTCCGGTAACCAATTAAATATCGGCAAAAAGCAAACACTTAAAAATATCAAAATCCATATAAGCCCCATCCCTACCGAAAAGAACAAAGAAATACAAAAAAATAAACGTCTAAAAACACCATTTATAGATGTATAATTTAAAGAATACGAAAACAGTTGTTTAGATAAACAAATCCAAAAAACACTCATTAATTGTACCCAAATCCATACGATAACCGAAATATATTCCCCTAAACCAATTATTAAAAATAATAAATTAACGATAAAAAAACTTATCCATATCGGCTTTAAAAACCATAAACTTCGGTATTTTATCACTTGCCGTGATAATACAATATCCAGTAGGCAAAACATCAAGACATATAAACATAAGCCACCGAAAAAAATTATCCAAATCGGAACAGATAACAACAAACATCCGATACAAAATAAAAATAATACGATTGTAAAAAGTGCAAAGATAACCTTGTAACTAATTAAGCAACACGATTTAGTCATTCTTAAAAAAGAATGATAAACATGATACTGCCATCCTAAAAAAACAAGAAAACAAACAACACAAAATAAAAACATCTTGGCACTCCTAATACACTTATTACACGAGATTCATATAACAAAATGCATCTATAAACAAGAAAATTTTACATCATAAACAAATTATTTACGATACCATTTATAAACATCTATCGGATTATAACTTTCCGGTTTGTAATCTTGGCAAGCCTCTTCGGCTGACTGATGCCAATTAGTCATCCCTTTTAATATTCCAACAGAATTAACAGAAAGATCATTTACAGCATCTTTTAAAGCCGAATAGATATCTCCTTTTTTTGTATTTTTAATTAAATCCATCATCTCACGAGATACACCTAACAGCAATCCAGTTCCCCCCCCTAACGATCCTCGTTTTGCAGCATTATAATTAGCTATACAATGTACATAATTATCCATTGTTTTTCCTGATTCTCTTGTCTCCGGATTACTTCTTAAATTTGCATTTTGCATATTAATGTAACTTTCTCCGAAATCTCTTAATGCTCCAAAAATTTGATTATTTGGATGTGGGGAATCGAACTTTCCTGTTGTATACTTCACATATTCAGTAAGGGGAAAATGAACTAATTTTCTTTTATCAGGACGCATAATTGGATATGCGTTTGAATAATTTTCCTTTGTTTTTAAATTTGTATTAATATCTATTGTATTCTGTGTTTGAGCAGTGGTATCAAGATAAGATTGTTCAGTCGACATATTCGGTGTAAAATAATTATTGATTGTGTTAGAAAATGATGAATTATCCGGCTGAAATGATGATGTGCCAAACGGATTTGCCGAACCACTTGAACTTGTACCTAATATTGATGATATTGTTTGAGGCGTATCAAACAAAGACATTGTGTTATTTGTTGATGAAACAGAATTGAAGCCCCAATTATCCGTTTGCGTGGAATTTGTCCCCAAACCATCCGTTTGAAATGTATCAAATGTTCCCGATAAAACCGAATCGGCAACACTTGTTTGTGTTGCCTCATTACTTCCCGTATTTGTTGTCTTTTGAAACGCACTACTCCATAGCGGATTCGGCTCCTCTGCCGAATTAACATTAATAATATTCTTTTCCGTTATTGGCAGATATGATTTATCTCCGTTAGACTGGATATAATAATATGGGCTTTCCCCCGGTTGCGGATTTTGTCTTTTGACTGGGGTCTTCCCGTTTCTGATATCATTTAAGATATCGTAAGTTGATAAATCTGTCATTTTGATTTCCTTTCTTGTTAAAATTAAACAAATATTGATATTTTTAATGGTCCAAACATATAGCAAAACTATAAAATTCCGGTTCCCTGTTCATAGCGAACACCTGTTTCATACCAATCAATCAGGGTTCCTTTTGTTTTGGTTTTAAATACCAAACTCAATTTAAAACCGGTTGCATTGCAACCAATCCACTGCGACCGAATACGACCTTTCAACGTTGCCCAAAGTGTCCCGCTTTTATCTTTTAATGAGGACCATTTAACCTGATTCCACAAAACCGTTTTCTGATCACCGACCGATAAAGCATTTTTACGTTCAACCGATTGATAATCCGTATTCCAGTAAACCGTTAAAGCATAAGGCAATGATGATTTTGTTCGGGGATTCATCAACTGTGCTTTTTTTAAGTACGGACTACCCAAATCACTGAATGCCTGTTCCACAACTCCGACAATCGGTTGCCCGTCATCACTATACCCCTCATCAAACAGCATAACTCCATTATCTGTTCCAAAATAAAGCCGTGTTTGAAAAACCGTCCAACAATAAGAACGAATACCCGTAAACCGACACCATGCTCCAGTTGTAGTATTCACAACATGTTGTTCAAATTGCTGTGCAACCGGCACATTAAACAAGGCATATCCGCCCCGACTGTATATAATCCCCTGCCAACCGTCCTTTGCCCGATTGGACCGAATACGATCTTGCACCAGCTCCCTGATTTTATCGCTGAATGCAATACGGGTATCGGTAGCGTTTTGCAAGGATAATGCTTTGGATAACGGTAAATATCCGGCTTCGCACAAAACAATCAAATCGCCTTGATATGGCAATAGACAATCATACCCAAGCGGTCGGCTGATTTGATACACACCCCGTAAAATCCAACCATCTGCACTGCTTGGATTTGTTCCACTATAAACAAGAACTTCCCCTTCCGATGTGATAAAAACAGTTAAATCATCCAATCCCTGACCACCGTCCTGTGTCCAACAACCAACGGCAACCAGATGCCCCCCTTTTGTAGCAACGGTACTAAAATCAAACGGAATTAATGTTCCCTGAACTTCGGCAACACCACTTGTGTACCAAACGGTTAAACTACCTTTTTCAACAAACCACAGGCGTTGTTTTGAAACACCAACCTGCACAAGCTTGGTTAAATTTAAATTGTCACCCGAAAAAGACACATCTTCCCAAGACCCGACCGAAACACCCGTTTCATCCGGCACATACGTTTGCGGAACATCAACACCATTGACGGCAAACAACCGATTTTTAAACTGACATGTTTGCCATGTATTACCGGTATATGTTTTTTCCAAATCCCGCACATCCAGAACACTGGTAATATCCCATACCGTACCACCACCAAAAGCAAATAAACGGTCTTTTCCATCCGGTGCATTATATGTCACTAATGTTTTTACTGCACATGACAAGGGTACATATTTACGATATCCTTTTCGCAAAGAAACCTGTGTATTTAACGGCATATAATTATCCATAACAATGGCATCGGTTAACTGCATTTTATCCCGACTATCACGGGCATTTAATCCCCCGCTGGGACACGGCAACACATAGTTGACCGACTTGTTTGTTCGATTAGGCTTTCGTAATAACATGAACACCTCCCAATCCGTTTAAAGACGTATCAAAACAACGGGCTAACGGAATATCTTTTAAACATAACCCATTGCTAAAACGATTTTTCACTTCCTTTGTATATTCGTTAAATTCTTCTTCATATGGCAATCCGTTACGTTTATACCACCGCCAGATAATACCCAACTTAACCAGATATTCATCAAATACAGGAATATCCGTATCTGCCGTTAAGGTTGTTTTTTCAATTTCATCACATGGACAATCCGTTTCGGATGAAACCGCAATAACGCTTGACCGATAATAAAACACAATCCGACAACGTTGTGTGGGCGGTGTTAAAAATCGCAAACAATTATTTTGAATTTTAAACCGCATTTCCGATACACCTACATTAAAAAAACGGTCATTCATCCATTGTTCGGGCGTAATGGACCCGATAATCCGTTCGGACGTATCCCGCACATATACCGTATTGTTCATCAATGAATAAAAATCAGGACAAACATCCCGTAATCGATAGATTGACTTATTAGGCGTAACGGTTAAAGAGCCCTCTTTGGTTAACTCCTGCCAATCACCATAACGCCGTAAACTTTCCAACGTATCTTTGGCAATGCTTAAAAAAATGGCGGATTGTTGATTATCCGTATCAAACAATGTATCCGGTTTTTGTGTTGCAACCAGTGAAGCAACATCCTGACAAATTTCTAAAATCGTACTCATCTTTATTTTCTCCGTAAAAAAAGAGCGTTGTATGCTTTAAACACAATAACGCCCGTTAAAAATTAAAATAAAAAGTGCCGACAAAGAAATTTTGCGACACCTGTTTTTTTCTGTTGCAATTCAGAAAATTACCTGATAGAATTTTGAATAAATCTATCAGGGAGAATGAATGTAATGCCTCGCAAATCATCCAGAAATATTAAACGGGCCTATCAATCGGCTTTTGTCCCATTATCATATCGGTTATTACCGTCAGTGCGTAAACGGTTAAAATCAAAAGATATTGATACAACACCGAATAAACCGTCACATTCTGTTTTAGCTAAGATTTTTCAGATTTTGTTTATCGGCATAACTGTTTTTGATATGTTGTTTTTGGCATTAACATTTTATTTTATTATTGACGTATGGACAAACGGCTTGTCAGCCGGGGTAAAATGGGGTTGTTATACCTGCGGATGGGATTGGCATTGTTTAAAAGAATTTTATTTGTATAATGGTTTGTTTTTAGGGATATGCTTGCCTGCGATTGTCTTGTCAATTTATATTTATCGCAAAAATCCAAACTGGGCTTGGGCATTGATTTTAATTCCCGTTGTTTGGCGAATATGGGAATATGCATACGATCAAAACATTTTGATTCCGCTAATTTCCAACATTGATAAACCATTATTTTACCCGACATTTTTCGGATTATATTAAAGTTTATAAATAACCGGCAAGATCATAGAAACATTTATTCTTGACCATGTGGCTTTTCCTCTATCATTAATGTTTTTCCGGAAAAAGAATCTTCTAATTTATCCTGTCCTGAATATCGCATTTCTACAAGCCTGTATGTTTTACCCTTCCACTCTATTGTTTCATCCAATATCTCAAAACTCAAATAATTTTGAAATGCCTTAATCGGAGCATCACAACTGGGCGTTTTCATACAGTCTTGCCATGTTCGACAATGCAATTTAATGTATCCTATTTCATTTTTTAACAGTTCGCAATTGCCCTTAATAATATTAACATATTCATTCCCATAAGGATTAATCACAGTATCAGGAGTCACCTTTGCATCTCCACTCCTGTATGAATATTCTTTTAACACCTGATTAAACCGTTCATCTACAAAAGTTATCGACTCTTGAGCATATCCTGTAAAACTCACACATAAACAAATTAAAATATGGAAAAATTTATTCTTGAACATCAGTCTTTTCCTCTATCATTAATGTTGTTCCGGAAAAAGAATCTTCTAATTTATCTCGTCCTGAATATCGCATTTCTACAAGCCTGTATGTTTTACCCTTCCACTCTATTGTTTCATCCAATATCTCAAAACTCAAATAATTTTGAAATGCCTTAATCGGAGCATCACAACTGGGTGATTTCATACAGTTCTGCCTTGTACGACAATGCAGTTTAATGTATCCTATTTCATTTTCTAACAATTCACAATTGCCTTTAATAATATTAACGTATTCATAACCATAAGCACTAATCACAGTATCAGGAGTCACTTTTACATCACCACTATTGTATGAATATTCTTTTAACACCTGGTTAAACCGTTCATCTACAAAAGTTATCGGCTCTTGGGCGTATCCTGTAAAACTCATACACAAACAAATTAAAATATGGAAACACTTATTCTTGAACATTAGACTTTTCCTCTATCATTAATGTTGTTCTGGAAAAAAAATCTTCAAAACTACCTCCTCCTGAATATCGCATGTGTATCAGTCGATATGTTTTACCTTCCCTCTCCGTTGTTTCATCCAATATCACAAAAATAAAGTCATCCGAAAAAGGCTCTACCGGAGCATCACAACTGGGTGTTTTCATACACACTTTCCATGTACGACAATGCAGTTTAATGTATCCTATTTCATTTTTTAACAGTTCACAATCGCCTTTAATAATATTAACATATTCATTTCCGTAAGGATTAATCACAGTATCAGGAGTCACCTTTGCATCTCCACTCCTGTATGAATATTCTTTTAACACCTGATTAAACCGTTCATCTACAAAAGTTGTCGGTTCTTGGGCGTATCCTGTAAAACTCATACACAAACAAATTAAAATATGGAAAAATTTATTCTTGAACATGCAACCCTCCTCCCAGACACTATATTGAGCATATAGCTTACTATATGCTCAATATCCGCTCCTTGCAAGCTATTTTTGAATAAAATCATCCTGCAAACATTCATTTAAACCCCAAGCGTTTCTTTCTATCATATCCGGACGATCTTTTGTTGTCCGAGCAATATTATTACACAATTCTTGTTGGTTAAATTCTCGGGCCGCTTGATATAACTTTGGCCATTTTGATTCAATATTAACCGAACCGGTTGAACTTGTGCCTAATATTGACGACATTGTTTGAGGCGTATCAAACAAAGACATTGTGTTATTTGTTGATGAAACAGAATTAAAGCCCAAATTATCCGTTTGTGTGGAATTTATTCCCAAACTATCCGTTGGAGATGTATCGCCTGTTCCCGATAAAACCAAATCGGAAACACTTGTCGGTGTTGATTCACTACTTCCCTTATTTGTTGTCTTTTGAAACGTACTACGCCAAAGCGGATTGGGTTCATCTGCCGAATTTACACCGATAATATTCTTTTCCGTTATTGGCAGATATGATTTATCTCCGTTAGACTGAATATAATAATACGGACTTTCCCTGGTTGCGGATTTTGTCTTTTGACCGGCGTCTTCCCGTTTCTGATATCATTTAAGATATCGTAAGTTGATAAATCTGTCATTTTGATTTCCTTTCTTGTTAAAATTAAACAAATATTGATATTTTTAATGGTCCAAACATATAGTAAAAGTATGTATTTTCATTCTTCCTTACCCTTACCGTCAATCTGAACTTGTTTCAGATTCTTATAAAGAACAGGCACAAAAAATGTACCATTATCGTCACGAGACTCTGAAATAAATTCAGGGAGACGAAAAACTAAGAAAAGTTAGAAGTAGTACAAACGATGTGTCATTATCGTGACAAGATTTCAGATAAAATGCTCTCACATTTTTCCAAAATTGACGATAGATGTTAAATCCAATGTGACAGTGGGGAAAGAAAACAATGACTTAAAACTTAAAATAATAATATCAATTAAAAACATATAGCAAAACTACAAATCCGCTTTACTGTTGTGTTTCATGTTCTTTCATATCCAACTCTCGTTGTTTCAACAGATTTTTTTCCCGTTCAATGGCATTTTTTTCTTTCGTTAATTCATACTCTTGTTGTAATTTGCGAACGGATAATTTTCGCTCAAACAATTGTTGTTCCAATGCCTGATTTTCCATACGCATTTGATGATCTGTTAATTGAGTATGGCGTTGCATTTGTTCCGTACCTTGCATATCCGGTTTTTCCAAATCAGTCTTAATATGAGAAAACGTTTGATCCAACACACTTTCAAAGGATCGAGCTTGTGGCATTTGCCCGATAACCGTCATCATCATTTGCTTATAAATCGGTAACAATAACGGTTGAGCAGATACAAAACTCATTGCATCTTTTAACAAATCTTGTAATATCTGAACGCCCTGTGTCGTACGTAAAATTTCTTCCTGAGTATTAACAATACCCGTTGATTCAACATGAAGCAACATCCCCCTTAATTTATCTTGTTTTAAAAGCGATACGGCTTCTTGAATAACATTTTCGGTATATCCTTCGCTCACGTTTACAAAACCGGCCAATGTATCCGGGGTAAAACAGGTACAAATCATATCGGCTTTAATACGATATAAATCTGCCAAAAAGCGTTGCATATCATTCTGACGGTCTTGATTACGTAATGTACCAAAATTTGTCTTTTTCTCAACAGCGGTTGCGGTTTCCCGTTCATTAGAACTGCCTCGCATAATATCGGATACACCCGTAATTTCAAAAATACGTTTTACAACGTCATCCCGTCGTTTTGCTAATTGTTCCAAAGCTAAAATATATTGTTCAATCGGAATAAAATCTATAACACCCCGAATACCGCCACTAGCTTTTAATCGGTCAAAATCTGATATAGAAACAAGGGTAACGTCTTTTTCAAAAATATCAGATAACCGATGAAATGCCCCATCATAAACACCACTGACTTTAATGGCCTGCATTGTTAAACGCATCCGTTCGGTAATACCGTTTAACTCATCTATCATTCGGCGAATCATCGTATAATCAGGAACGGGAATTAATCCGTCATTCGTCAATGTAGCAAAAATAGGTTTCGGACACGGGAAAAATCCTTCCAATCCATACGGATCCGGTATTTCCTTTAAAAAAGAATCCATACACTGCGGAGAAAACCATAAAACGGTTTTAGATGTTTTATCCCATATTTCATAAACACATACACTTTTTTCTTTTAATCTATCCAAAGTCGGCAAACGCAATTTTTCAAGTGCTTCTGCCCCGAATTGAAGTTCCACTTCATTCGGAGTTAAATACATCCGACGGGCAATCCAGGTTACATCCTCCCAAACACCGACTTTATCCATATCAGCCAAAAAATGACACGGATCCCAATAACGAGTGGTAATCATTTCTTTTTCAATAACTTCACTTGTTTCGCCCTCATTTAACTCAACCGATTGAAAAACAGGCTGATATGTTTCAAACAATAATCCCATACCGGAAATTAAGTAATCATTACGGGCATATTTGGCAACACTGTCAAAATCAAATTGAGCAAGTGACCAATCCAAAGCTCTTTCCAAAATTTTACAGGCAACCTGTTCAGGAATGGTTGCCATTTTATTCACTCTATCAACCCATGGTTTCGGACGTTTAAAATATAAAAACGGCTTTTGCGTTTCAACACTTGACCAAAAAATATTATAAGCCGTTGGCACAACAGACCGAAAATTTGTTTCATTTTGTACTGACTTATATTGTTCTCTTGTATGTTTTACCAATTCAATATAGGGTTCATACACTTGTTTTGCCCGTTCTAATTTTTCAAACCATTGCCGAACACGGACGGATTCCGGCAAAATTTCTGTTTCTGTCTGATGTGACATTCTTTTTTCCTTTCTTAACAAACTGATAACGGTTTTATCTTTAATGAGCCGGAAGTAATTTTCCCAATAAACTCTTTTCCCGAATAACAACGACATTGGGGGCATGGCTCGGCAAATCATCAAACAGATGAAAAACCACTTTATCCCCGATTTCTACCGACTGAACCAACGGTCCGATACTGATAACCGTTCCGACATTTTGACGGGACATTGTATTAGTTAAAATTAAATTTGTTTTTGTTTCTTTTCCATCCAAACGAACAAAAATACGGTCGCTGAATGCTTGCGGATAACAATTCATAAACATTCCTTTCTTAAAAATAAATCTTTAACCTATCGGCAATCAATAAAAACGCCTTTTCTTCCAAAAATAGAACGGACGGAATATTTTATTCCGCCCGTCACTTCATAAAAAGAACGGCCTTACCGCTTATATCGGCGAGCAGCTTCTTCCAATAATTCACGGGTTGTTTTCGGTTCATCGGATTCTTTAATTTCCGCCCCTTTTCCCGATGGTGCAAATGCAACGGCTTTTGCCTGACGGGCTTCGGCAATTTTAGATTTAATTTTATCACAGACCAGTGTTTCAATCATCTTTTCCCGAATGGTTTTATCCATCCAAACGGCCTGTTGATATGCTTCCTGAATATCGGATGCCATACGAGCATTCAACAAACTTAACATGACCGGCATAACCGATTTGCGATGCGGATAAATATCTGTACCGGCTGCATCCGTTTCGGATAAACAACGATTTAACCAATTACAGGCTTCTGTTTGACACCGATTACGGAAATAGGCATCCATCGGAAACGCTTGCCCTGACTGATGTATTCTCGGACTGGTATTCTTGATATACACCTGTTCTAACAATGCCAATGCCCGATGCGGTTCAACTTCCAATAAATGTTCGACATAAGCCATTTTTTCCACCCAATTTTGAACGGATTCCGTTTTATCGGAAAACTCGGAACCACAATGCATTTGATACAACGTATCCATCCATTTTTTGGAATCCAATTCCTGTCGCATTTGTGTTTCGGTTGCGGAAATTTGAGCATCTAAATCACATAAATATTGTTGCCATTCAACCGGTAAATCGTTAAATTTTTGAGCAAACTCACCCGTAAACCGAATAGGAGCAATATATGTGACCGTCTGTGTATGCTGAACGGCACCATCTGGTGTAATTTGAATGGTTTCCAGCACTTCCGGCTGACATTCTGCCTGTGTGATACAGGCATACGCCAATACATCATCAGATGTTAAACTTGATTGTTCATTTTCTGTCGAATGGGAAACCTTTGTCAGTTGCTCATCCGGCAAAATCGATTGATCATTTTCGGAACTGACCGAAGAACCATCATCTGTATCGGAAACAACCATTGACGATGTACTTTTATTTTTATACCGCCTAACAGCTTCTTCCAATAATTCTCTTGTTGTTAATTCTTTATTTTTCATTCCATAATTTCCTTTGATAATTTTGAATAAATAAGTTAAAAAGTTCATCATGCAACGCTTTTTGATGCTTATCCCGAACGGATTTTAAAAAAGCCGGCGAATAATCGCCGGCCAAAGCCAATCCGTTGCGTTTAAGATAAGCCTCTATTTCCCGAACGGAAGTTGCTACCGTTCCGTCCGGCAAAAGACACGCATCCAGTTGTTTTGAAATATAAACCATTTTGACACCTTAAAAAATTTTTGATAAAAAAATTACCTATTATTAAATACGATAATACACATCGTTTTATGATAAGCCTACACATCCTCATCTCACAACTTCACACATGAACTTGTGTAAAAAAACGAATTAAATACAAAGTTTTAGTATAAATTTTAGCAATACAGACATCCTTTATTTTTAAAGGTGTAATCCGCATTAGATAAATGGCAATTCAAAATTCGGTCTGTTTGCTCAAATAAAAGGATAAGTAGACATCAATAAAATAAAAGTCGCCAAACCTTGAAAGATCTAGCGACAGTGTATTTGGAATACATTTAATAAAGATTTTTATATATACAATCACTAACGAACTTTTAATTATTAAATTAATAAGTCTTCTCTGATTGTACTTAAACATATACCATATTTTTTTTAAAGAATGCAAGTGTTTTTTTTAAAAAAATAAATAAAAATAATCAAAAGACGGTAAATTCAGGAAACTAATCCACATTTTTTAATTAAAAATCATACAATTATATAAAATCAAAATTTTGATAAAATTTTACTTTTTTTCCTAATCAAATGTCCCGAGCGCATCAAAAAACAAAAACATTTTAATTTTGGCTCATTTCTTTAAGCATTTTATCGGCTGTTTTTAAAATATCTTTGGGCTTATCTACAAAATAAATATATTTCATTTGCTGTTTTGATAATACACCTTGCCGATTCATTTCCTCTGTAAAATAACGCATATTATCCCAAAAATGATTAATATTAAAGAAAATAATCGGTTTAAAACGATCGTCTTTCACGGATGATTTTGTTCCTGTATTTTGTGTTTGAGTTTCAAACGGCATATAAAGACCTGTTGATTCTGCCGTTTGTTGCATTAAATTTGAAAACACCCCAACTGTTTCCCATCCGGCAGGAAGAATCACGTATAAATCCGTTTTATGTTGAATATATCGCCGTTGTTGTTCGGGTGAAGTTATCGGAATAAAAACGGCCTGCCGACAAACGGACTGCATCGAACAATTTTTCTGATACGTTTTTTCATCCGTTACAATAACAACCTGCCCTTTTGCCTGAATAGCACCTTTTATCATTTCAACGGAACTGCTTGTTGCAAAATTATTGCCAAACAAAATTGTTTTATTTTTTTCGGCCATTCTTTTACCGAATTTATAGGCTTCTTTATCCATTTGAAAATCTTTCGGCACAACCGAATCATTCACAATCGTGATTGTTTGTAACGGATTGTTAAGAGCCTGTTTATTTGCCGTTCCAAAGGGAACAGACTCCATTCCGAAAGTATTACGTTGTTCAACCGAATCGGTTTTCATTGCCGACTGAGCCCAAACAGAGTTCATCACACTGCCAATAAAAAAGCCACAAAAACAACCCAATAAAACCGTCCGAAACATCTTTCTTCCCCCTCTTTTTTATTACAATGTGCCGATTGTTTTATTTCCTCCTAAAAAAACAAATCGGCACACGCCCCCTAACTCGTTTAACGGTTAAAAATAGCGTCTTTTACCCGTTCCAAAACCGGATGAGCCAAAGCACGTGCTTTAACAGCACCAGCTTGCAACATATCTTCTACTTCATCAAAGTGGGACAGATAGTACACATACTTTTCCCGTTTTTCAGCCATTTCATCCATAATTGCCTGTAAAATCATTTTTTTAATGGTACCATATCCCATTCCGCCTTTTTCCAAACCTTCCTTAATTTCGGCAACGACGGTTTCGGATGCAACACCCCGTGCAATTTGATACAATAAAATTTCATCCGGATTTTTCGGGGCATTGATATCCTGACAATCGGTTTTAATCCCCATAACAGCTTTTTTCAACACATTATCTTCGGCAAACAACGGAATAACGTTATTATAACTTTTGCTCATTTTTCGACCATCCGTCCCCGGCAAAACCTGTGCCGATTCCGTTAAGAACGAGGTTGGAATTTTCAACACTTCTTTATCGTATAAGGCATTGATTGAACCGGCAATATCGGCCGCAATTTCAACGTGTTGCACTTGATCTTTTCCAACAGGAACCATATCGGTATCATATGCTAAAATATCAGCAGCCATTAACACCGGATAGGTATATAATCCCATATTGATACCGGCATCCTGCGGTTCACCTTTGGCGATATTTTTATCAACAGCAGCTTTATAAGCATGGGCTTTATTCATAAATCCTTTTGGCGTATAAGCCATTAAAATTGTGGTTAATTCAAACAATTCAGGTACATCGGATTGGCGATAGAACACCGAATGATTGGGATTTAACCCACAAGCCAAATAAGCACAAGCAATTTCTTTTGTTAACTGAGCCAACAACGGAGCATCTTTAATGGCATTGACAGCATGATAATCAGCAACAAACATTACATGACGACCGGATTGATTAACCTGATGTCCCAATTCAATAGCCGGACGAATAGCTCCGACATAATTTCCGATGTGTAACGTACCGGTGGGCTTTACCCCTGTTAAAATAGTTTTATTTTCGTAATTCATATACATCTCCCGTATAACAAATAAAAAATGAGTCTTTAAGATAAAAAAAGCAAGATTATGTGATATTTATAAGCACACATGGGCGAAAAAAATGCCCGAATAAATTAACGGCACCATCGTTCAAAAAAATGAATAGATTGACAATATGTCATATAGATTGACTCCGTTTCAAATTAACTGATAAACGGAGTGTATCTGAAAAAAAAACATTTAGCAAGCAAAAAAAACAAAAATATATTTTTTGAGTGAGATAGAGGTAAAAATGTAAAAATTTTAAAAGTATCAATTTCTTAACCAGATAAGTTTTCTTTTACTCATCTGATTAAGAAAATTTTGCTAATGGCTAATTTGTACAAGTACATCCGCTTTTACATTTTTGTGTACCACTAATCGTAGCAGTATCCTCATTTTTTATTGTTTTACAATAATAAATATTTGTTGCCGTTAGGATTCCTCTCGCGTAATTATAAACACCCAGATATCCACTTGTACCTTGACCTGTTACATCTCCGGTTACCGTCATCGTTCCTTGATTACTGAGACCAGGTCCATTTGTTCCCGTTGCGTTGACTGTTTTACTCGTCACCGTTCCCGTGCTTACATTATAAACACCCCATGAACCGGTTCCCGTTACAGTTGTTGCTTTTATCGTTCCGGCATTGTCAATGCCATACACACTTGGATCGTTCCCCGTCACGGTTGTTGCTTCTATCGTTCCGTAATTGAGAATACCCCATCCACTTGTTCCTCCCGTTCCGGTAACCATTGTTGCCGTTACCTTTCCGTTATTATAAACACCACTTCCACCGGTTCCTGTGATACCAGAAGTTGCTTTCACCGTTCCGGAATTAACATAAAGTCCATAATACTTATAATCGCTTGTTGTACTATTCTTACCGTCAATTGTTTTTGCCGTAATTTGTGCTGATGTTCCATTATTGTATATACCATGAGATTTTGCACTTTCGCCCGTTATTGTACCGTTTGAAACTGTTATCGTTCCGCTGTTATAAATACCATACTGTGATGTTGTGCTTTTTCCGGTTAATGTTGTTGCCGTTATCGTGCCAACATTATTGACACCTTGTGATGAAGATGATGTTGCCGAAACAACTAATGCTTTTAAACTCTTTCCGGAATTAACGGTCAATTTACCTTGTACAGTTAAATCACATTTAGAAATATCCAAAGCCGTACTAATAGTCATATCTGATTTATATGTAATGGTTATACCGGATACTGTAAAGTTACTTGTACTATAACCGACATTTTGCATTTTTTGCGTACACCAAGTTGTCACATTCACACAAACATTATTATTTCCAAGATATGTATTCGCCGGACATGTTGCTACACATTGCGTTCCGTCCCAATAAGGATTGGCTGTCGGACAGGCTTCACAAGCACTTGTTGATGTGTTCCACTTCGGTTCTGCATTGTTAACTTCGTAACACGTTTTACAGGTTTGTGTAGCTGAATCCCAATAAGGTTTTGCCGTTGTACACGCAACACATTGATTGTTCGTACTGTCCCAAGTCGGTTTATCACTTGGACAGGCACAACTTCCCCCACTCCACACTTTCGGAGCATAACACGTATCTTCGGTTGACCCTGTTGTCACACACTTTTTTGATGAAGCACTCCATGAACCACTGGAACAAACACATTTTTTATTCGTACTGTCCCATGAGGCATTCGTTCCCGCACAATAGGTACAATTATCGCCATAATACCCTGTTTTACAAACACAGGCTTTTTTACTG